CAAAACTCCCTGTCTGTAATCAGCATATCACGGAAAGCTCTTTCTTCAATCTCTTGCATTTTAAATCTTTCATCATCAACATTTAATTGATGTGAGGCCCATTCTTCTATTAATGACCTGTAGTCTTTAGAAAAGAAATCTTCAATTTCAGGTAAGCTTTTTATGGCTTCAGGGTTTAATTGCTGTTGTGCTTCTTCACTACTTGGGTCCATTCCCATTTCTATCATTTTCATGATAAGCTTTTTCTCAGCATCGGCAAGAAGGTTTTCTTCAATCATTGCTCTTTTTTGCTCAAGCATCTCATTATATGAGAGGTCATCAACAGCTCTGAATTGCACTTTAGAGAACCTTTTAGAAAATTCACCTGACAGAACATTAATAACATTTGGTATGATGGGGTAAAACTTTAGCTCCAAAGCAGATTCATCTTCTTTTGTGAGAACATCTACAAGATCTCTCATATCATTATCTTCTTCTATAATGTAATCTGTTTTATCTATAATCCCTTTTGCAAGTTTGTAGTTTTTTAGCAATCTTCTGGAATTTAACCTTATAAATTCTAATCCCTGGAGTTCAAGCCAATCCATATTCCATGCATACCAATCATCATCTTTTTTTTTCTTTGGTAAGAACTGCAATGGTTGCGTAAGGCTTGAAGAGGTAGGATACCCTTCTGCCTTTGCTCCTTTCTTTATCTGTAATGCGTTAAATACTCTCATTATTTAAGATTTTTAAAAGCTGACTTTTTAAACTTCTTCCCATTTACAACTTTATTTTTTCCTATATTTCTAAATGGGCTGTATTTTAATTTATATAAATTTTTTGAATTGTCAAACTTATTGTCTAATTCACTTTCTTTTCTTTTTGCAAAACCCCTGTTTGATTGCTGTACTTTAGCAAATGCTATTAGTGATGCAAAAGCCACAAGTCTATCTACGTTTACCCCTGGTTGATATGCTATCATTTCTTTTAATAACATGGGATCAGGAATTCTTTCTATTCCTAAAGTGCAACTTATACTATTTCCGTCTTTGTCAAACTCTTCATCTATCTCTTCTCTTAAAAACTCTATAGCATAAGATATTAAATGGTTTTTAAATAGAACCCCGGTATTTTTCCATCCATAATCTGAGAATACACTTTTATTTGATCCTAAATCTTTTAAAAATAATATCTGATTCTTAGGAACAAGGTATCTTTGTTTCCTCTTAGCAATCATATACTGTATAAATAAAGATATATTATTCTCTACAACAGTCCATGCATTATACCATTCTATTATTAACTCAAGTTGTTTATGTGTTTTATTAATATCATCATATCTTCCACACCAGGCTGCAACAATTTTATCTTGTTCTATAATATGTTCCACTCCTTCTATGGTTTCTCTAATAACTTCTACAGGGTTCTTATATACAAAGATACTACATAAAGAATCAGAAGTTGTAGTTTTTCCTTCAGAAACAGGGTCAACACCTGCATAATACATTCCAAACCCCGGATTTTTTATTGGCCTTTCCCACACAATAAGACATCCGGACTTGTCCTGGAGCTTTCTGTTTATAGGAAAAGTGCTTATAGGAATCTTTTTAGATCTTTTTGCCTGGATGCCATCTTGAGTTCTATCAAGCTCAATATGTTCGTAACTATATTCTTTATCATCTATCTTTTTTAATTGCCTGGATATTATTCCCTGAGGAAAGATGCTTTCTTTTCTATACGCAAAAGCTTCAGCAATGTTTGTAGGTTTCTGTGAAATCCTTAGTTGATACTGCTCTGGCTTTAAATCAATTTTCCATTGTGCTCTTTCTTTATATATAGCGTCTAATGCTTTTTGAATTAAAGAGTTTCCATAATCATCTATAAATGGAGGCATGGACCACTGCTCAGGAATAAATAATCCAGCTATACCTATTCTGCCATCTTCATCTATTAAATCTGTCTCAACACCTCTTATACCATTTGCTTTAGGATGTAGAATCATTTCCTTTAGAGGCTTACACTGGTCTAAGTCACCTACAGAACCTGCGGCTATAAACATACCTGTTGTCATCATACCGGATGACATTGCAGGACGTAGATACTCATATGTTTTATCCATCTTAGGAGCAATGCCTGCCTCCTCATGAAAAAAGTATGTTGTAGGTCCACCTACTCCTGTAGTGGGGTTTTTTTCAAAAGACGCACCTTGGATTTTAGATTTTAATCCTTTATTTGTTTTTCTATTACCTATTCTTACTTCAATCTGTTGCTGCCATAACAAAACCTTTTCAGGATTACTTGGTCTATACCATGCAGTGTGTTCATTTAGGAAATCTCTATATTCTTGCAAAAATTTCCAGGATCCTTTATCATTAATATAATCTTTAAGGCTTGCTCCTATTTTACATACAGATCCTTCTTCAAACCAATATTGATTTAAAAGTTTTGCCATATGAAAATAGGAAGAAGCTATCTGCCTTTTCTTTAAAATGGCTGCGTGTTCATTATTTAACTCTGCAAGCAATTCATACAAAGCCATATGATATTGGGCATCTCTAACTTTTGCAAAACCATACTTCTTTTCTTCCTTGTCATATATAGGAAGGAAGTTTAGCCACATATAATAATCCCTGGTGATAAACCAGGATTTATCTTTATTTATATAAAGCACCCCTTTCCTGCACTTATTCTTTTCTTCTTCCCAGTACTTTATAAAGTCTTTAGATCTGAATGGGCTCTTGCAATAAAATTTCTGTTTATTAAAAGCCCTGGCTTGTTCATTAAACAAAAATGAGGTATCATCAAATTCGTAGTTACCAGGCTCTTTAAACAAACCTAAAATAAAAATGGCAAACTCTGATTCGTCACTAAATTCAGTAGTTTGCCAATTGCCATCCTTGTGTGTTGGTATACTAATCATCTTCAATTATTGCGTGTATATCTTTTTCATCAATAAGAAAGTGGTCTTCTCCTTCATGCTCCATTTCTATAATCTGTATATGCTTTGCATATTTAACAAGGTCACCTTCTTCTACATTTGCTACATTCTTACCTTTTTTAACAACATACCCCATGTACTCTTTGTCTTGTGCTGTCTGAGGTATTAAGATTCCTGTTCCTTTAAAAAACTTTGGTGCTTCTTTTTCTTTCAGTAGCACCTTACTGCCTAATGGTCTAATTTTCATAGTATTTGTTTTTATAATTGATCATATGCTAATCCCTGCCCACCCCTTACAACACTTTGCTGCTCTTTTTTCATATCATTAAATGCACCTTTGTAAGAGTTTCTGATATTTTCAAATTTAGACGCTGCATTTATAAGAGCGTTTATGTTTCCATCCCTTCCATGCTCTATAGGTGTTGTCTCCATGTATTTTGCCAACTTATCCATCATTCCTTTTATTCCTTTATATGCTCTATAGGTAGGAGTTTGATAAAGCTTTTCACATTTATATAATGCTTCCTGGATAAGCTCATCTTCTGTAGATTCTTCCATGTTTATCTCTTCAAGGATCAAATCTTCTTTTTCATGCTCCCTTAAATTAAAAAATGGATTCATATCCGGGTTTGGACAGGTCATATAAAACAGATACTGATATACATTTAAATATGTATCAGGAAATGCTTCCATGATATCTTTAAGAAATTTTAAGGTGTAGCAATGTTCTGTAGGTACAACTTTCTCATTCTGTATATCAAATAATTTAATTAACATTTTATTTATTTTTTCTTAATACTATTAACGTTAAACCTATCCATGGCAACTCACATGACTCTCTTAACTCATTTGTTTGTTTTACATCTAAGGTATAACCTAATTTTGTTATTTTATTTATTATATAATTTATATCTTGACAATTTATATGCCCAAAACCAGGCTGTCCAATTGGTGCCCATGTTAAAATAATTCCATCTTTATTGCTTCTGTGCATATTATCTATAAACACATCTTCGCATTCTTTAGGTATGTGCTCCCCCACTTCAAAGCTCATTACCCAATTATATTTTTTAATATTAATTGGTTTTGATAAATCAAGAGTATTACAATATTTATTGTGCATATTAGTTCTTGGATTGCCATCATAACCATCTGCCTCTATATTATTTTCTCTAAAACAATTAACATAACTACCAAGACCACAACCAAAATCTACAATAGACTGAGCATTTTCTTCATTTAAAAACTTTACTAACTCTTCACATAATTGATAATCAGTATAATGATGTTCCTCTAAAACATTATCAATCCATATGCCTTCCTTGCTTATGTTTATTTTCTTATTAACGTATTTATCATCTATTAATATATTTGATTGAAAGAAAGATAAGGTTATATAATTATCATCAACTTCTTTTTTAATATCTGTTCGTACCAACTCAATTTTTGGTATATTTCTTGAAATAGGTGATAAATCAAAAAATTTTTTTCTATAGTGCAATAGCTTATAATTGCTTTTTTTTATTTTTTTTGTAGTGGGTTTACAAGAATGTTGACCAAGGCTAAAATTCATTTCTTTTATACTGGGTCTAAAAATACATGGCTTATCATAAACAGTAGCATAAAACCCATAAGTTAATTGATTAAACTTAGATTTTTTATTATACCTTTTCATGTAGTATCCCTCAAACTGTATAATATCATCATCTTCATTTTTTAACTCATCATCTGATATCATCAAAATTTCATCTATGTCACACAATATAACCCAATCAGCTTTAGACTCCTTCCAAACACTATCTCTAAATTCCTTTTCTTTTTTTAAATAGTTTCTCACTTCTTTTGTTAATCTATAATCATAATATTTTTCTGTTTTGTCTAATTCTATAATATCAATATTACACCCATATTTATTCAGCAGAGGAACTTCATACCCATTATAATTTTTTGGGTAGTTAGACATGTAAATATTTATTTTAGACTCTGGGAAACTATTAGTGTAATGCTCCAAATAAAGAGGGAGCATTTCAGAGCCATTATTTTTATTGCCATAATAATCTAATATGCTAAATATTTCAACCCTCATGGTCTCTGGTCTTTAATCCACATTATTAAGTTGGTAACCTCTTCTTTTAAATATGGAAGATTATACATTTTTATTTCTTTAATCACAGGATCTCCATTTACATACTTTGTTACCGGGTATCCATACTCATCCTGACTTTCTGATTCAAACTTTACATGTTGTATTTTTAATGCTCCAACTTTCAATTTAGGATTATGCTTTTTAATTATATAAGCATATATACTCATTTGTAAATTATAATGGTTTAGATTACAATCATCCAAATGGTTTACAGGAATATACATCTTAGAAGATATTCCTTCCCAGTTCACAAAACTCTTTTCTTTAATCTCTTTATTGGTCTTGTAGTCTGTGATGTTTATATTTCCATTAACAATTTCTACAAGGTCTGCCTGCCCACACAATCCAGCAGACTTCAAATAAACAAAATGTTCAGGATATACACCATCTATCAGCTTTTGCTTAGGAGCTTGTTTTATACCATCTTCAATTATAGGTTTAATAATTGGTAGGTTAACACCTTCTCTTTCAATGGTTTTAAAATCTAAAATATCTGTTTCTCTTTGATTATGATACCAGTTTCCCAGGTCTATAGCTCTTTGTGTTTCTCCCTCCCAAATGTTCATTACCACCTGAGGATCTAAGCCATACCATTTAGAACCTTTTTTTGTTGAGCATTTTTTTGCCACCCCCTTTTTGTCAAAAGAAGATTTAAGCTTAGATATAAAAGATGTAACAGATGTCCAGATGATACCATCCTGGCTTTCATACTTGTGACCCTTTTCTATAAATATTAATCCCATTAATCTTTATTTTCAGTTGTTAACTCTATCATAAGCTTTTCCTCTAAATCTTCATCCATTAAAGCCCCCCACTTTCCTAAAGGACAGTCAGAAGACAAGGATCTTGTTTTTAGAGATAGAGCACAACCACATTCACTGCAACAAGGTTGTGTTCCGGCAGCCATGCATTTAGAACCTTTGACATCCAAACTTGGACATTGCTTACACTTTGCCCATCTCTTTGCAGCCTCTGCCTCCACATGCTCCTTCTTAAATATCCTATTCTTAATACCCTCAAGAATCTGCCTCCTGCTCTTGAAAGCCCCTAAATATTTATTTAGATCCATTTTTAAACTTTTTCTTTTCTTCTAATATTTTGTTCATATCTTTTAAAGCTCTCTCAAACAGCTCTATTCTTCCCTGGATTACCATGCTTTGCTCATAACCATAATATGTTCTCTTCTTTAAATTTCCCAGTATATCTTTTTGCCTGGTTATGTTTTGTTCTAACTTCCTCCTTCTTAAATCAAAAGTCCCTAAGTTATGCAAATATACTTTAGGGTAAACTAAATCCGACAATGACTGCCTGACCTTATCATAGTAAAACCCTATAAAGGCATCTACCACATCTTCATGAACACCCAATTCCTTTGCTATACCCTCTTTATACTTACTGGACTTCTTTGGATTCATTCTCCCAATACTTTTATATCTAAAAATATAATACCATCTATCTGAATGTTTAAATCTTCAGATATATAAACCCTCTTCTTTCTGGCATCACCATTCTTTATTATTAACGTCTTTTTCTCTGCTTTTGTTATGGCATTCCTGGCCGACTGCTTAGTTCTATACACACTTTTAACAGATAATTGCTGACACAGCTCATTTACCTCTATACCATTATTCTTGGATAGCTCTGTTAACAGCTCAAGCTCAGTAGTGCTAACCTTGATGTTTTTAAAAAAACAATATGTTAATATCTGATACTTTATAACTTTGTCTCTTGTTGACCTAACCTTCTTGTCTACCTTACTTACTTTTGTCATGTTTTAAATTTTAAAAAGAGAAGGGGGCAGTTTAATTTAGTCTCAACAAACTCTAACCCATTATTAAATAATAAAATTAAGTAAAAATAGTTTCTCCCCTTCCCTATATCTTAAAGACAGGCTGACATTAAAGAACCATCAAACCCCGATATGATTATTAATAAATTAATACCAAGCCTGCCCTATAAACTCATGATTACATCCACCAGACCAGGATCCGGGAAACAATCATATTTATCTTTCCTGACATTTGTGTGTGTCAGCAACCCTTCAACCTTACCATAATAAGCATCCTCCTGAAAATCAAAAGCCTTTGAAGGACCATACTTCTTAATCCATTGCTTCAAACCCAAACGCATATCTATCTGATCCCTCTCCCCTATATACTTAATCCATTTCTCTATCTCTTCTAACTGACGGTCAGAATACTTATGCCAGAATATCCTACCCTTAAAAGGTTCTACCAACTTACACACCTGTGATGCTAAACACCTACTATTAACATAAGTCCTATAATTACTATCCAAATAACCCATAGAACATATCTCTATACCAACACTAGCCTTATTCATTAATCCTGAACCAGTCTTCCCCAAATGCCAGGCATGATTCCCCTCAGGAAATGCCTGAACCATAATTCCATCATTATCTGAATTCCCCGTGGTATGACTCACTCCCCCCAGCACAAATTCAGTACCTACTCTCCCCCTACTATCCCTACCCCAGGAATCTATAACCCTATAAGGATTTTCCCTCCCTGCAGTATGATGCAAAAAACAATACCTGTTATCATACTTATGCTCAACATACTCACCCTTTGGTAAATAATACTTCTCTATACGCTGATTATAATTTGTCTCAAAATATTGCAAATCTGAATCCTGATCTATTGCCTCTATAGGACCAACATGTGATAACAAACTTGCCCATGTCTCCATACCAACTATACCATCTGCCTTCAACTCCCGGTACATCTGAAAATTCTTTACAGCTGCCTCTGTCTTCCTGCCAAACAAACCATCTTGCTTCAACTTCAAAATAATCTGCAACTTAACTACATTAATACCCTTTGAACCCACCTTTAATGTCTCCATAATTACATTTTAAAAAAAAAGGGTGAAGAAATACTCCCCACCCCTAACTATGCAAAAATAACTACCCCCACGGTAATTATGCCTTTTCTTCAGGTGCCATGATCTGTGCCAAAAACTTCTGTGCCTGTGCACGCTTTGCACGGTTTTCCTCTATCTCTGTCAATAACTGCTCATACTCTAACTGTACCTTCAAATGTGGAATGTGATCCTCATAATATGCAGTAACCTTCTCCCGCCGCTCCTTTAACTCCTCCTTGCTTAACTCCTTTACTTCTTCTTCAACCTGTGTGCTTTCCATAATAAACTTATTTTGTTATTTAATATCTCAAATATAATTAATTTAAATCTAAACTCCAAAAGTTTATTAACCTTTCTTAAACTTCCTCTCTATATACCTCTTTATAACACCACACCTCTCATACCACTCCTTGCTCTCATACCACTCTAACATTTCCTCAACCTCCTCCAATGTAGCACCCTCGTCACTGTAATATGTTAAATACATATCTGCATCCCTCTCCTTGCACTCCCGCTCTAATCCCCTGTAACTAACCTCCCCCATCAATAACCTGTAACTATTGTCATATGCCTCACGCATAATCTCCTCTGCCTCCTCTGCACTAACACGTATACTCTTCCTTTTTGCCATAACTTTATTTTTAACAAATATATCACTTTAATAACAATATCACAAACCCTCTAAACTATTTATATGAATACCACATAATGCAAGCCATGAAATGTACATGCCCCCAAATGCATGTGTTGAAATCTGTGGGGGATTCTATTAATTAATCCCCGGTAAAAAAATTTGTAGTGGGTCCCCCCATGCTGAAGAGCATGCGGACCTGGTGCAGATAGACAGTGTTTTTTTTCTGTCAGTGGGCATACATAGAGTCTTGTGTCTTGCACAAGTACTTAGCATGTGTGTGTGCTTGTGATGGAAGGGAGCACAGAGACAAAGGAAGTCTCTGGTTCTGAACCTGTCTATCTATGTTAAATTATTATTTAATCTATCCTCTTGTACATGTGTATAAGGGGATACAAAACCTTATTGTTATGAAAGTATTAGTAGGAATGTCTACATATGCCACAAAGAAATGTGGCACATCAGTAGACTGTAGCAATTTGCAGCTTACCTCTAAGGGGTGGGTTGCAAAATTTGGTTCTATTGTGTCTGTAGGAATGCAGGCGCATGAGCCTAATCTGCATTGGCCACAGCCAACTGTGGTCTTTTCTATGAATAAGATTGAGTTATCTGCTGCCAACAGGGCTTTTGGTCCTCATTGGCAGATAGATACACTATATCTACCAGACACTAAACCATTTTCTACAAAATCTTTAGAAGTCTGTGTAGACACCATAGACTTCTAAACCTTAACCACCTCAGCTAGATGCTGACTTGCAGGGGAGCAAAACCCTTGGGTGGTTCTACAGTCCTCCGAGAATCAAGATGTAAGTGCTTGTAGGAGGAAAGCCTATACTATCAGGGCTTGGTGTTGATAGGAATCTTTAATCCTAAATATATATTATTATGGATAAGAAGAAATTTCTTAAGGCTTTGTGGGATGGCTTCCACAAAGCTAGAATGGGTGGATTACAGCCCATTTCTACTGAGTTGTTAGAACGCTCAGGTGGTGGGGCAACCTACACCTATCAGGTGTTCTACTTCAACGGAAAGTTCATACATTGGGACGGTATGAACTTTAAGTTGGTAGCCTAAGAATAACCCACACCACTGCTATAGGTGTGCTGCCTGTTCAAGTCGGGCTGTGGGTTCTATTTATTACTTAAACTCCTGCCATACTTCATAGGGTATGGTAGTACAAACCAAATTAACTATGAATAATTTAAAAGTATTTTCTAAAACTTCTAACAACAATACTAGATTTCTAATTGCTGAATTCTCAGAATTTTCTAACCCAAGTCATACTATTGGGCATATGAAAAGTTGCTTTGAATTATATTTCAGTTATGAAGAAAGTCGGTGGTTATATAATCAACACTCAATTGAGTGGGCAGTTATTGAGATGTATGGTAAGAACAGGTTTTGGAAAGAAGAAAGCTCAGAAGAGCTTTTTAACATTTATAAAATTTTGCTTAAAGCTAAACAAGATGGGGAGTCTTATGAAGACTTTCCCGCACACACTATTACAGAAAAAAGGTGTTGTGATAATTATTTGATTACATCATATCGGGAAGGAGATATTTATATCAACTTCCAACATCTTAGAATGGAAGAAGAAGGAAAAAAATATGTTATAAAAACTACAGCTCTAGCTATTGAAAACTGGGGTCAAGAAAATGGTACTCTAACTGCTGATGTTGTCACATTAGACGGCAGAAAGGTAGACACTCTCTATCAGGTAGAAGGTGATTATAATTTGAAGTCTATAAAGCAATTTAGTTTTGTGGGTGACAATCATATAATGTATCATGATTACCTAATATATTAATCAAACACCACCATGCTGTGTTACTGTGTTTCCAGCAACATGGTGGTTTATTCTTTTTAGGAAACACATAAATTATTTTATCATGAGTGATGATAAAGCATATAAGCAGTTTGTTGCAGACTATATCCAGTCTGAACAAATACAGAAGACAGAGGAAATGACTATTGTTTACATAGTCTCTCCTCAATCTGAAACACTCACCGAAGGGTGTTTCCCAAACCTGCTTAAGAAAAAAACCCCAACTGCCAGAAAAGGTAGAAAGTAGGACGCAAGTCTTACACTATCCATCATCATGTGGTGTTGGATGGGGTTGCAGGGTCTTGCCAATTTAAGTAGTCACGTTATGCGGGGATGAAACCCTGTGGCTACTGAAGGTTGGTTAAAAGATTTGGAGGTCTGGTCTTGCCTTACATTTGACCACTCTTTTTTCACCAGTACACATAGATTGTATTGGTATTGTTTAATTTAAAAAATTTAAGAAATCATGAACAAGATTCTTGATAAATTAATGGACAGCTCAGTCCTCAAAGAGCACAAAAGAGGGATGAGAAGATACTTCCCTCTTAAATCCACCGAACTCCACTCTGAGGAGATGGCTACTGAGGTGGTTTCATATTTTACTGGTGGATTGAAGGAAGATATAGGCGCAATCAGGTTTGCCTATATTTTCCACTCTCTTGACAAGAGGGTAGAAAAATTTGATGGCAAGTTCTGGGTCAGAACAATTTACATGGTTCCCAAAATAGAATGTGTAGTTATTACAGGATTATCTTGGGATGCTAATGGACATCCAAGATATACAAACAATTGGAAAAAAGAGGCTGCTGCTGATGCCTTAAATGTTTCTATAGATGACATATATGTTATCTTAGATAACAACGGGTCCAACGCAGGTAACCCATTTAGATCTGCATGGGTTGTCAGAGAGGCTGACCTTAAAGGGGTTAAATATACCTCTACGAGGTTTTCTTGTCCTAACATGGAAGATAAAATCTTACCTATGGATAAGGTAAGAGTGTATCATTAATTATTTTCAAACAGCCTGTTAGATCAGGCACAACACATTTATTATGAAAGTAGAACATTATTTATTCAGAAACATATCCAAGGATGAAGACTATTCATGGAGAGGTGAACTCCCTAAATCTGAAATGACCGCTGATGAAGAGGCGGCATTTCAGTCAGCAGTCCTCACCAATGAGGGCTACTGTCTTATTGACGGTAAGATTTCTCAAGTTTTTGAGGAGAAATCCTACTACAGAGTCATACAATTCCCAACCCTTCAAGATGACTATGAGGACTACCTCACTAGTGGAGCAGAAGGGGCGGATGAAACACTTTAATAAAATTTTAAAACAGTCTGTTAGATCAGGCACAACACCAATATATTATGAATCTAAAAGAAATTCAAATAGCGTATAATGTACTCTCTTGTCTAACAAAAGAGGAAATCACTAACCTATACAGTCAGTGCTACAATGAGGAGGATGAAATTCTCTGCGTAGATTGTTACCACCCTGAGGATGAAGAGCAAATTTTATATACTTGGTATATCCCAAGCGGACATGGGGGAATAAATATTCTAGACCGCATTCAAGTAGGAACTGTTCTTCTTTGTGAGAGCACGGTAACTGAAACCGGCACCACTAACGTTATTGCAGTTGCCAAGCCGTATTACAAAACAAAGGAGATGCACATTTCTGAGGTGCACCCCTACTGCAAGGTTGAGAGTGTAATGGCAGATGGAATATGCAAGTTTCAATTATCTGATGAGAAAGGTGAAGAATACACCTTAATCACATTAGATTTCATGGAAGGAATGATAACAGAAATTATTTCTTGTCACAAAGGAGGCATTTGCCCTTCTGTATTCTCAACCTATAGTACATGGGTTGTATATAAATAACAATTTATTAACTAGCCTGTTAGATCAGGCACAAAACCATTTATTATGGTATCATTTTTAGTTTGTTTATTCACAACATTCATGTCACTAAACATCCAAAGCACATTAGTGCCTGAGGGTGTATTAGTACTGGATATTGATGGGCAGATTGTTATACATAGGACTAAGTCCTCACGTATAATTATCTCAACTGAAGTTTACACTAACTTCAGCCCTGAGATATCCAAACACCTAAGAAATAGGTGGTCACATGAAAAATTCATCAAGAGAGGTGAATTTATTAGGGTAACCATGCACAAAAGCAACTCAGTTGTCATGTGTCATGGGGTTGTTTTAGAGGAGAAGTTTGTCACTCACGTATACCTGCCTGAGAAGTTGAGGTATTTGAATGATAACACCTCATTGTACGAACCCAAGTTTGGTTCAACTAAATAATTTATTCACACCTGCTTGCCGAGGATAATCCCTTCAGGTTCTGCACTAATATAGCAAGTAAGATTAGTGCATTTAAAAAATATATAGCATGAAAAAGAAAACTTTAAAAGCATTTGTAGAGATACTGGCAAAAACACTGGTTAAGACAGAAAGAGAATTGAAAGTCTTAAAACACAATTACAAAGTTGTAGACAAAGACCGTGGTCTTGTTCTTGAAGAAAATAGAATTCAAAGAGGGGAACTGAATAGAGCACAAAGAGAAATAATAAAATTAAATATAGAACTAAAAAAATATATAACATGAAAGAATTAGTTGGATTCCTAACAATGGTAGGAGGTTTAACCTTTGCATTTTATATGCTAGGTGTGCCTTCTATATTCATCATGTGGTTGCTTATCAGTGCAGGGCTTTCTGTGCTATGTGCATACAACCACAAGTAAACTTATTATTAAACGTCAGGGCTAGTAACCCTGGCACTAAACAATTTATTATGAAAATTCAATTAATGAAAAATGAAGAAGGGTATGTTGTTGGGTACAAAATGATTCCTGAAACAGCAGAGGATCAACCCATAATTGAACACATTAGGTTCATGTATTTCGCCGGAATAGATGGTTCTGTTCTCAAGTATGATGGCAGAAAAAGTCATGATGATAATGATGAAACTACTGAGTTAAGATGGAAAATGAAAGGTGAGAAAGATAAAGATATTAAGAAGAGAAGGGAGGAAAGGGAGGCAAGAAGGATAAACCGTTTAAATAAAAAGAAATCATGACTGAACTATTATTTCTCACATGCTGCATAATATACTGTGCAGCATTTTTCTACTATACCCTACAGAGTAGGGATTAATTAACATTTAAAACAATTTATTATGAGAATTTATTTCTTTATACTTCTTGACCACAAAGGTGAGGAAGTGATCACATCAACAGAAAGATTTGCCACCGCCAGACATGCAGCATGGGTAGCAAACAATGAGGTGGCTGATACACCTCCGTGCTGCGGAATGAAAATCAGATACATGACTGTCACTGCCAAACATGTGGCTAGTCTATTAAATAATCACGCCTCTACAGAGGTATAAAACAATTTAATTATGGGTAGTCACACACCTGTGGTTTATACCACAGACCAATTCAAATGGTATAGTAGCAAACAAGCATTCTATACCAATGTCAAAATGCTAACTGCATTAAGGCATGGCAATAAAAAATTTAAAAACAAAAAGAAATTTATTATTGTTAACCCTAAAACAAATGTTAGTGTAGAGTTTATCTCTGACAAGGAATACACTAATGTATATAGGTTTAGATCAAGGACTGGATATATGTGCTTTTGCTATGTATTCAAGCCAATGTTTAACCCTGATGATTGGAAAGATATATCTCCTGTTAGGTTTCTAAAGATATACCCTACGGATGAACATAAAAAATACTATGTTTATTATAATGGGGTTAGAAAGAAAATATATATAAACTATAATCATCTATGTAGGTGGAAATGGCAGGGTGGAATTATATCAACCATGCATGAAGTATACAAAGAGTTAGGTGTAAAAAGACTCTTGTCACTATCCGCTCAAGACATGTTAGATGACGGATATAGTATTCAGTGCTTCATAAACATATTACACAAAAGCAATGATACTAAATTTCCCTATCTAACACAGCTTATAACACAGCTTGAAAAATGGGGTTTGGATTGCCCTACATTTATATTACAATATAAAGTAACCTTTGTTATAAAAAGATTTCACGAAAGGCAGAGTCTATACAAAAGGTTTAAACGTAAAGTTAGATTTTGCCCAATAGAAAAACTACTCCTTAAAAAAGGATAGATTACAATTATTTATTTATTTAACCCTACGTATGTAGGATATAAACCAATTTATTATGAAAAATGTATTGAAGCCAACGCAAGGAATTACTAATGTTTTATTCTTAAACAGCAAAGCCTTCTATAAGAATGGCGGTTGTAAGATCACATTGGTTGACAAATTTAAAGATTACACTGAGCAAAAAGGGAAGCTAAGACATCCTGTTACAGGAAAGATAGTAGCTTACACTCAGGTAAGCAGAGTATACTCTGATATTCCTCAGAAGATATGCTCAATAAGTTTCACTAGCAACTCTACATTTGTAGAGATGTTGAAATGTATGCCAATAGGATTTCCTATAGCAGGATATTCTCTGGGTGAACGCCAGAAAGATAGCAGGTTCTACGAATGTGTAGACAATAAGTTTGCAGCTAGCAAGCTACTCAAAATACAGGATGCAATTTATGCATACCTGAAGAAAGGGTACAAGAAATTCTGGGATGCTCTATGTAAAGAGTACACTAAGAATGAGAACCTATTAGCTTTAGGCAAGCTGGAACTACCTATGTATGAGGAGAGAGCAAACCCTTTCATTAAGAAGAAAGAGGAGAAGAAGGATGATGGGCTATTAACTGTGGCAGAGTTTCAAGCTCTATCACGTATCCAAGAGATGCAGAAATATGCCAGGAAATTTGAAGTCACCGGTAGGTCTAAACAAGACTTGGTTGACAGACTCAAAGCCAAAGGCAAACTAAAATAAACAATCATACTTGCTGGAGTAAAGGGGCTTGTCCCCTACTACATCATGTAGTGACTACCTTAACAGGTTACACACTCCAGTAAGTTTTCTTATAGCAAATTTACATTAACTAAAATTTCAATTATGAATAACTTACAGAGAATTTTT